GCACAAGCGACCACGCAAGCGGCGCTTCAGACCATTGCCGATGCACGCAAGCCAAAGCAGATCAGCATTACCGCGCCAAGCGGGCAGGTTTATAGCGGAATGGTGCAGTAAACACACGAGGTCTTTATGCCGAAATCAACAGCCACTTGTAATTCCATCGTCAACCTGATGTATCGGGCAACCGCCTGGGCAACCGTGGCGGATAACGCCGCAAGTACTCCGCTGACCAACACCTACGTGGCGCTGCATACCGCTGATTTGACAGCGGGCACAAACAGCCAGGCGCAGAACGAAACGTCGTATACCAACTACGCGCGTGTGGCGGTGGCCCGTTCGACGGGCTGGGATGCTGCCAGCGGTGGCGCGACGCAGAACGCCGCAACGACCAGTTTTGCCCAATGCGGCGCCTCTGGCGCGACTCTGACGCACGTATCTACCGGTGTTGGATCGTCAGGCGCTACGGCCGTGTGGCACTACGGCCCGCTCAATTCCTCGCTGGTGGTATCCAGCGGCATCACGCCGCAGTTTGCGGCTGGCGCGTTGACGATCACGGAATCTTGACATGACAGAAGAACAAGTCATCAAGATTGCCGATGAGATTTTCGGGCCGGCCGGTTATGACATTGGCGGGGATAGCCCATCGCTTCAGCAATTGATGAAGTTTGCCGCCAAAGTGCTTGACTCACAGGCTAAGGAATCCTGATGGATAAGCGCAGCGCCATCGAGCGCGCTTTATGGGACAAGATCGGCCCGCCGCTCTACTACTGCGCCGACTGCCTGCGCGCCGTCAAGGTGCAAGCACGCGATGGCCAAGAGCCGGTGATCGAGCGCCCCTGCAAGCAGGACTGCGGACACCAGATCATGGCGCCCCGCAAAGCCATCACCGCAGGCGAGGGGGGGTTGTCGTTCGCCAACCAGGTGCGGGTTCGGCGCGACCAGATCGCCGCTTCCCTAACCGGGCGGTGCGTGTGACGATCAGTAGCAACCGCGAATTGGTGGATGCCGAACTGGCAGGCCAGTCGCGCTCCTATGAGTTCGTCAAGAACGTCACGCAGGTAACGACTGCGGGCATCTGGTACGACCTGACTGGCTCGGCAGGCAACCCTAAGGCAAAGCAATGGTTCGACGCCGCGCCGTTGACAGCGCAGGCCATCGCGCAATCGACAGATGGCGGGATATTTCACGGCGGCAACGTGTCGCCGCGCCAGAAATATCTTCGGTTCATGCGCGCCGCATGCGCAAGCGCAACACCGCTGCCGATGACGCTGATTCTGTGCGATTACCTGCTCTATTACCCGTCCATCGAGGACGGCACGACCGACCCGCAGGTGATGGATAACACCATCACGTTGCCCCGATATACGGACGGCAATGGCGTGCAGATGATGGCCGTGACCATTTCCGCACGGACGGGCGGGCAAACGTTCAGCGTGAGCTACACCAACTCGGACGGCGTTGCGGGAAGAACTTCGCAGACCGTGACCGAGAACACCATTGCATCGCCTGGCACGATTACGACCTCGCAGACGGCCACTGCGGGCACGACGCCCGGACCTTACATCCCGTTGCAACAGGGCGATTCCGGGATTCGTAGCGTGGAGTCCGTGACCATGAACGGCGCAGATACCGGATTCTTTGCGCTGGTGCTGGTCAAGCCATTGGCACAAATCATGGTGCGCGGCATTGATGCGCCCTATGACAAAGATTTTTTGCTGTTTGCGTCCGAGCTTGAGCAAATCCAAGATGACGCTTACCTCAGCCTCTTGGCGCTGCCGAACGGCTCGCTCTCCGGCCTCGCTGTCCGTGGCGCCCTTAAATCCGTCTGGAACTGACCTATGCCCGGCTTCGCATCGAACGACCAACTTATCAACGCGCTGTCCAATGGGCAGACTTTCCGTGCCAACTGGGGCAAGAACTTCAACCCTACCACGGCGGCAGTAGCGAATGAATGGCACACCTTGTTCAGGGGCGCAGGTAACCCGCCGGCAGACGCCCTGTTCAACACCGGCACCAACCTGGCGTTTCAGGCGGTGAAAGACTCTACAACCTCGGCAGGCTCTATTCCGCACGGCGGTGCAATCCAGCCGACGTACTACAAATATTTGTTGTCCGGTGCTGCGGTAAGTGCGGCGGCAACGGTTGTGCCCGGCACGCTTGCGCTGGTCGATGTGATCGGCTTCTATCGCGTGACCTCTGTCACCACGATCACAGCACAGGCCACCGCCAACACGCTGGGCCAGTCGGATACGTTTACCGCTGATGCCGGCACGGATGTCTGTACCTACACCAGTACGGCGAATTTCCCATCCAACATTCTGACTGGCACCCGAGTTCGCTTGACCACTACCGGCACGCTGCCGGGTGGCTTGGCGACTGCCACCGATTACTACGTAGTCCGGCTGACTGATGCCACGTTTGAACTTGCGACGACTTACGCCAACGCGCTGGCCGGGACGCAGATCAACATCACCGACGCTGGTACGGGTACGCACACCATCACCTGGCTGTTGCCGCGCTACACGAACGGCGCGGGCGTGCAGGCGATCTTCTTCAATAGCAACGCCACCGCCTTAGGGGCGGCCACGCCGAACCTTTCGCTTGGCTACACCAACAGCACGCAGACGGCCAGCCGCGCGACGCCTACTGTGCTGCCGATTGGCAAGACGGCGGCCTCCAACAGCATCATCCTTTACACCGGGGCGACGGGTACGGGCAAGTACAACTACACCGTCCCGCAGCAGGCCGGTGACGCGGGCATTGCGCAGATCGACACCATCCAGAACTCGGTGAGTTACGTCTCGGGCGAATACTCGGTTGCGCTGGTGCGCGAGTTGGCGCAATTCCCGCTATCTACCCTTGGTCTTGCCGCAGAGCAGAACTTCATGTTCGGCCTGCCATCGATGCCGCGGGTATATGACGGTGCTGCGCTGTATTGGCTGTGGGGTTCTGGTGTGGCAACGCCTGCCAACTCGGCGTTCTCCGGCTATCTGAACTTCGTGTGGAACTAGCGTGATCCTTGCCAACTACGCCCAGCAGAACCGCAATTGTGTGCGGGAATGGGGGCCGGCATTCACCAACCCGCGAGGCGCATTCAAGCCGGGCGTGTTTCAGGCGTTCTTTGTGCCTGATGGCACTGGGCGCCCGCTGGCCTCGTTTCCGCACGGCTACAACACGGAAGCGGCGTGGATGCTGCCAATGACTGCGGGCGGGCTTGGCTCGACGCGGCAGATCATCGGTGTAGGCAGCATCAGCGCAACGGCTTTGGCCGTCAAACTGGCGCAAGCATCGCTGACAGGCAGCGGCTCACTAACCGCAATTGGCAGCCTGATCGTTCAGTTGGTCGCCGCTTTGTCGGGCAACGGCACAGTAACTGCCGCCAACCTGCAAGCGTTCCTTGCCGCCGTCGCAAGCCTGACTGGTAGCGGATCGTTGACCGCATCGGCCGCTGGCTTGGGTGCGCTGCTGTCCGCGTTGACCGGCTCGGGCGACGTTGACCTAACACCAACTGCATTTGGCGAACTGTCGGCAGACCTGAACGTTACCGGCACCGGGCTTACCACGGCAAACGTGGGCGCCGCAGTGTGGGCGCAGATCATTGAAGCAGGTTTTTCGGCGGAACAGGTGCTTCGATTATTGGCGGCAGTCAACGCGGGAAGCGCAACGGGCTTGGAATCTGGTTCCATGAGTTTCACCGGCATTGACGGCACCACTGAGCGGGTTGCAGGCACGTACAGCAGCGGCACAAGGACGATTGACACGCTCGACGGGGCATAGCCATGTCGGTGCGTGGAAATACCTCCGGCGATTACTTTGGAGAATGGTTTGGTCTGGTAGAGGTTGTGCCAGGCGCAATAACCGCAAGTATTGGCGGCAGTGGCGGAATTACTGCTGATCTTGTCGGAGTGCAGGAAGTGGTGTTTGCCGGTGGCGGCGCAATTTTCCCGCCAGGGTGGTACGGAAAGAACCGTCAGCGCCGGGAAGTAGCCGAACTTGAGCAGTTGTTTGAAAGCGCCCCGCCTGTAGTGCAAAGCGCGATCAAGACGCAAAGCAGGACGCGCCTTGAGTCGATGGAAGCCGACGAGCGGGCGATCCGCGCGGCAGCAGAGGCAGCGCGAATTGAGTGGGATGCGTTTTATATGCGGCTTCTAGCCTACCAGCGCGAAGAAGCGTTGATCGAGGAAGAAGCCATCGTTATGACCATGTTTGCAGTCTTGTCGGAGTAGATCATGACCATTCGCGTAACCATCACGAAGCCGAACGTATTCAACGAATACGGCATTGCCATGACGGTGGGCACGACCTACACCGTTTCCGATGCGTTCGGCCTGTCGCTCATCACGCAGCAAAAGGCGAGCGATACCGATTCCAGCCTTGTCAATCCGGGCGTCACTGCGGCCGGCCCTGTCGATGTGGTGTATTGCAACGCGGCTACGATTGCGGCGCCGACTGCGGCAATGCTGGCAAGTTACAACACCGTGTTTGCGCTGGATGTCGCGCCGTTTACGCAATACAAGACCACAGGGACGGCGCTTTATCCGGTGGATGCGGGTTATTCGCGCGACGCCTCCGGCAACATCACCGGGCTGACGGGCGGCAGCGGGGTTGTTCTCAACCTCGCTGGCATCACAAACCCGTTGACGCGAGATGCCCTAGGACGCATCACCGCCTACACGCAAGGCAGCGTTTCCTACACCGTCACCTACGGAAGTTTCGGGATTTCCACCATCGCCGGCGGCGGGTTCACGCTCACGCAGAATTACACGACTGCCGGCGTTCCTTCGGGAGTGACCCTGACATGATCGAACAACTCGGGAATGCCATGAATCTCAACGCTGATCGCCGCCCCTCCGCGCGCTACAAATTCTTCATTCCCGGCCGGCAGTTCCTTGGCTCCGGAACCAATGCCCTCGATGTCACCGGCAATGCTGCGCACGCGGTGTTTGGTTCCTCGCTGACCGATGCGCTCGGATGGGCAAACAGCGGGTGGCTGACGACTGCTACGGGGACCAACGGTTATGCCGCTGTGCCTGTCGGCTCATCGTCGTTCGACCTGTCCACGCAGTCGGTGCTGTTCCACATGCGCGCGCTCAAACCCTCGGTGGTGACCTCCGAGAATCTGGCGGGCAACGCGCAGACGGGCACGGCACACCAGGGCTTTTATCTGTCCCTGCGGGCGGGGGTCACGGGCGGTATCTCCAAGCTGCGGCCGGTCTTTCGCACGAGCGGTGGCGATTTTTCAGGACTGGCGGACTCCACTGCGACCTTTGGCGACCGTGCGCTCACCCTGTCGGCAACGCCCGCGGCCGGCGCGACCAGCGTTACACTGGCGTCGAACTTCTCTGGCACGACCGGCACATACAAGATGCTGTTTGACAACGGCGATGTGCGTTACCTAGGCTTCACGAACGGCAGCACGGTGGTCACTGGCGTAGCGGCAGGCACAACCGCACTGACAGGAGCCTGCACGACTGCGGTTGTCGTGGCGGCGGACTCGACCTATCACGACATCACGCTGGCGATTGATCTTGTCAGTGCAAGCCAGTCGGTCAAGCTGTATTGCGACGGCACGCTCTCCGACAATTACACGTCAAGCCTGCCGACCGGCACCACGACGGCAGACACCAGTTTTGCCATTGGCGGGCAGATCGGCCAAGCCGGCGCCACCTCTACGGCGATGAAGTCTGCGGGCATTCATTTGCTCGCATGGACCGGCACGATGCCGACCAACATTGACCAGATCGCAGCCCGCCTTGCTGCGAACCCCTATCAGTGGCTTACCGATAAGGATTTCTGGTGACCACAATAGTCGGCACCGCAGGCGAGATGCGGAGCAACACATCGACTATCGGCCTCACGGTCGATGGGGCGAACCTGCGGCTCAACGGCACGGTATGGCGGGGCGTTGGCGTCAATCATTTTTCGTTGGTCATGGGGCAGTTGCAATCAGTCGGCTTCGGGCTAGGAACGGACTACGCGGCCGACATCGCCGCGATTCGCAACACCTGGGGCCTGCGCGTCATTCGCACCTGTGCTGGCATGTTTGACTACACATCGTGGAATGCGGGCCTCGGAAACCCCCTGACGCCCATTGCCAGCAGCGTGAAGAAACAAGCCTTGTACGCAAAGATTGACGCCATCGTGGCCGAGTGCGAGCGGCGCGGCGTGGGGCTCATCATGGATCTGGCGTGGTCGGTCCTTGGCTTCTCGCAATTGACCTATGCCGTGTACGGCGTGACGCAATCGCCTCGGATGCTGGCCCACAAAGGCAGCAACGCCTACACGCTGATGGAAGCGTACATCACGGAGTTTGTGCAGCGGTACAAGAACAGCCCCGCAATCTACGGGTGGGCATTCGGCAATGAAGCCTGCGGGTTTCTCGGTTGCGAAATGGACCCGCCGTGGCTGATGGATGGCACTGGAACGGACGGCAGCGGCAACAATATCACCTACCCGAATTGGGGCACGAAACCAGAGGGCGGGGTGTACGCGGCAGCCGACAAGATGGGGCGCAGTGAGTACTTCCAGTTTTGCCGCAACTATGTCGAACTGATTCAGAAGAACGATCCCCATGGGAGGATCGTTTCGCCTGGCACTGCGATGGGCGGATCGTTCCCGGTGGGCGTGACCACAAATCACAACGTGTTGGCCGACAACTTCACCCAGTGGCAGGGCGACAAGAGCACGAACTACCAGCCGTGGGTGTGCTATCGCGTCAAGGACTTCCCGATCGTCACGCAGCACATCTATCCGGGCTGCGGCACCAACAGCAACCCTTCGCAGTGGTACCGGGACCAGCAACGCGACGAGGGCCAGCACATCACCGATTCCGCAGGGTGGGCCGCGCAAGTGGGAAAACCCTTTGTGCTTGAGGAATTCGGCGCGACCTGCTACGGCGATGTGGTGGACGGCACAACGTTCGGCGATACCGCGAGCGAATTGGCGAATTGGAATCGCATGGTGACTGCGGTCAGGACGTGCAAGCCGTCTCTATCGATGGGTTGGAATTATGGCGGTGCGTCGGCGCTTTCAACGCGCTCCACCCCGGTGGGTAGCGGCGGCTGCTACGACTGGATGCGCTGGACGCTGACTGATTCGGCTCGCACGTCGGATGCCTGCAAAAGATGCCGTGAGGCTATCGGATTTTGTTGACGCCGTGAGGCGTTCGGAAAGGGCTTTACAAATATGTCAGAGTCTGGTATCAATGCGGAATTGTTGAGTGATCCGGTTCAATCACCCCTGATTGACGCCGACGAGCCAGCAACCGCAAAGCCGAAAGCCGATGGCAGCAATGCCGCAGCCAAGGCTGATCCCGCGACCGATGCGGATGAACAGAAAACGGACACACCGGACGCGACCGACGAAAACGCGGAAACCGACGAGGCCAAGAAGCCAAGCCGACGCCAGCGAAAGCTACAGCACGAGCGCGAAGCTCGGGCCGCAGCGGAAGCAAGGGCCGAAGCCGCCGAGAAGGCGTTGTTGGAGGTGCGTGCGAAAGCCGCGCCAACTGAACCACGGCTCGAAGACTTTGCAAGTGAGGCGCAATGGCTGCGCGCGTGTCAGAAGTTTGACGCCGAGCAGGCCCAAGCGCGGCAGACTCAGCCTGCACAGACTTTGGACCGCAGCCAGGAGCGCATTGCGCAAGATTGGCAAGAGCGCGAAAAGGAGTTCATAGCCGAAGTTCCGACATTCGAGAAGGACGTAACCGCATTCCTGAACACGGAGATTCAGTATTTCTCCCAACAGGCGCGCGAAGAGATCGTCAAACTCGGACCGGAAGTTCTGCATTACCTGGCGACTCACCCTGACGAAGCGGACGACATCATCGAATTGAGTCCGCGCAGGCAGGTAGCAGCACTTGGACGTATTGACGTATCGAAAGCAGGGGCCCCACTGGGTGGCGACGCTGGCGATGAAGAGGACGCGAAACCCGCGCCCAAACTTGCATCTAGACCAGAGCCACCCGCACCAGCGAAGCACACCCGGCAAGGCAGTTCAGCGCCCGCAGGGTTGAGCGACGACATGGACGCCTACATTCAGCAAAGGCGTAAGCAGGGGGCGCGATGGGCTAGGTGATCACCTGAATCGGAGATCCCACCATGAGCAACACCCTGATCACTTCCAGCATCGTCGCCAAGGAAGTCTTGGCGATCCTTGAAAACACTTCCGCCTTTGCCGGCGCCGTCAACCGCGATTGGGAGGACGAATTCACCGGCAACATGACCCGAGGTTATGAGCCCGGGACAACCATCAACATCAAGCGCCCCTCGCGTTACACCTGGCGCGCTGGCCGTGTCGCGGTGCCACAAGCATCCGTTGATACGACTGTTCCGCTGACCCTCTCGCAAGGCGGCTGTGACTTGTCGTTCACCATGCTCGAGCGGACGCTTTCCATCAACTCCGAGCATGTCCAGAACAAGATGATGGCCGCTGCGGCCACTATCGTGTCGGAAATCGACCGCCAGGGCTTGGCGATGGCGAAGTTCGCCACGTACAACACCTTGAACGCGGCTGGCGCGCAACCCGCGACCCAACTGGCCGCGACGCAGGTTCTGGCGGACGTGAACACCCGCCTTGACATCATGGCGGCGCCTGTGAAGGACGGCGGGCGCTCGTTCGTGATGGGGCCGGCGCTCAACGGTGCCCTGGTGCCCGGTTTCGCCGGCCTGTTCAACCAGTCCGAGAAGATCAACGGGCAATACCGCACCGGCTACATGCAAGATGCGTTCGGTCTGCACCCGATGATGGATCAAGCGGTTTCGACCCATACGAACGGCGCGGCGACAGCGACCAACATCAACGGCGCCAACCAGACCGGCTCGACCATTACCGTGGTTGCGATTGCCGGTGGCACGCTGACCCGTGGAACTGTGATCCAGCTTCCCGGCGTCAACTCGGTGAACCCGCAGACCCGCGAGGACACTGGTGTTGCGGCTGACTTCGTGGTGACTGCTGATGCCGCACTCGGCGCAACCTCAATCTCCATCAGCCCGGCAATTGTGACCTCTGGCGCCTACCAGAACGTCACCGCCAGCCCGACCACTGCCGCGCCTTACGTGATCCGTGGTGCAGCGTCCACGTCCTACAAGACGAACATCGGCTTTCACAAGGATGCGTACACCCTGGCGATGGTGCCGATGTTCAAGCCAATGGATGGCATGGGCGCGCGTGTGTCGCAGAAGACGCACAACGGGTTCACGATCAAGGTCACGGACTTCTATGACGGCGTGAACGATAACGGCGTGATGCGTCTTGACGTGCTGTTCGGATGGGCGGCGACCTACCCGGAACTGGGCGTGAAGTACTACACCCTGACCTGATCCGTCGCCATCACGTCACTTACCAGGAGAACAATCATGGCCGTAACTCTGCTTCGCCCCTACGGGGGCTTCTCGACCGGCGCAACTATCATGTTGCCCAACGATACCGAATCGGCGCTTGTCGCCCAAGGTATCGCCACCGCCGTATCCACGGCGGGCCTTGCGGATAGCGTTGTCGATGGGCAATCGTTAATCCAGTTCGTCAACCAGGGCGGCAACATCGCGCCGTTCCACGTGTCCGGGCAAGGCACGCCGGTTGTCATGCAGGGACCATCGATCCTGCCCAACATGCCGCTCGGCACTGCCGCGCTGACCGCTGCCGGTGCTTCGTCGGTGCATGTGGCCGGCACGCTGAACATCAGCGAAATCTTCGTCCCGCACTGGAATGTCTGGAAAGGGCTTTCCGTCCTGAACGGCACCGTCGTGGGTACGGACCACATGCTGGTTGCGCTCTACAACTCCACCGGGCAACTAGTGGCGAACTCGGCAGTCGCCGGCACGCTGTCTGCCAACGCCTCGACGTTTCAGGCGCGTGACTTCCTGACGCCGGTACTTCTGGCGCCGGGGCGTTACTTCTGCGGTGTGCAGTCCAACGGCACTACGGCAACGAGCATGAAGTTTGTCACCGCCAACGGGGTCAACGTGCTAACCACTTCGAGCACTGGCACGTTCGGAACGGTCCCGAGCACCATCACGGTGCCTACCACGTTCACGACTGCTGTTGGTTGCGTCTGCCAGCTCTACACCGTTTAGAAATGCGGTTGTTTTAACGGAGGGGACTTCGGTCCCTTCCCTTTTTGAGGTTCGGATATGCCGTCGCCAACTACAGCATTGGAAATCATTCGCGGCGCGCTCAACCTGACCAACGCAGTCGGCACGGATCAGACCTTGACCGCTGCTGAAACCGCCGATTGCTTGCTGGCCTTCAACGACCTGCAAGAGATTTTCGCCACGCGCAAACTGGCGATCTATTCCACAGTCAACCAGACTTTCAACACCGTCGCAGGCCAGGCCACGTACACGATCGGCACAGGCGGCGACTGGAACACCGCACGCCCGGTGGAGATCACCGACCCGGCTTATGTGGTGGTCAACAACACCTCGTTTCCGGTCACGTCGATGACGCAGGCGGAATACAACCAGATTCCGGTCAAGACGCAGCAGATGACGTTTCCCTTCCGCTATCTGTGGGTGAACGACTTCCCGCTGTCGAAGATCACGCTTTGGATGGTGCCAAGCGGGGTTGTGCCGATCACGTTTTCCATTGCCGGCCAACTGACGGCGATCACGGACGCTGCGGCGTCAATCAGTTTCCCGCCAGGATACGCAAAGGTGTTCCGCTACATGCTCGCCGTTGAGCTTGCGCCGCTGTTCGGGAAAGAGGCGTCCCCGCGCGTGGCAAAGATTGCCAGCGATTCCTTTGCCGACATTTGCAGGGCAAACAAGACGCTGACGATGATGGATTACCCGGTAGGCAATGACGTGCCGACCTATCAGAAATTCGTTGCCGGTTACTACTGATGGCAATGATCCCTCTTTTCGGCATTGGTCAGGCGAGCAAATCGCCGTTCGTCACGGCCAAGCAGATCACCAACATGTATGCGGAGGTTCGTCCGCAGGGCGAGAAGTCCGCGCTGGTGGCCTATGGCACACCGGGACTTGAGGCGCCGCTTGTGGACCTGGGCGCAACCCCGATCCGTGGCGGCAGGGAGTTCCCTTCGCTGTCGGTGTGCTTCGTGGTGCATCGCGGGGTGTTCTATGAGGTGAACAACGCCGGGGTCACGACCAATCGCGGCACGCTGCTGACCACGACCGGGCGCGTTTCCATGTCGGACAACGGCGTGCAAGTGATGATCGTAGACGGGACTTATGGCTACATCTACAACACGCAGACCAACGTATTCACGCAGAACGTGCTAACTGCGTTACCGGCTGCGGCGCAATTCCCGACCACGGTTACCTATCTTGGGCGCAGGTTCATCATCAATTCTTCCGGCTCTGGGCGGTATTACTGTTCTGACGTTGATGATGGCTTGACTTGGGATCCGCTCAACTTTGCCAACGCAGAAACAAACCCTGATCCGATTGTTGCGGTGTGGGTGTCAAACGGCCAGCTCGCGCTGCTTGGCTCGCAGACAACCGAGTATTGGGGCTTGTCGGGCGCGGTGGATTTCCCGTTCTCGCTGATCTCCGGCACTGCAACAGAGTGGGGTTTGGCGGCTACGTGGTCGATCGCCAAGTATGACAACACAATGGCCGCGCTGATGAAGAACGCACAGGGCCAAGTGATCGTTGCGCGCATTCAAGGCTATGTCCCGCAGAAGATCAGCACGCCGGACATGGATTCGATCATCAACGGCTACACCAACACGGCAGACGCGACCGCCTACAGCTACATGCTCGGCGGCCATGCGATGTACGTCATCACCTTCCCGAGCGCGGGCTACACATGGATGTATGACGGCTCGACGGGCTTCTGGTCATCGCTCAAGTCTGACGGAATGACCCGTTATCGCGGTGAATTTGCGTTCCCGTTCCTGTCGGCTATCGTGGTGGCTGACTATGACGTGGGCAGGCTATACCGGATCAGCCCGACCACGTACACCGACAACGGCGACACCATCGAGCGCGAGATCATCGGGGAGACGATCCGCGCTACGGATGGGGAATTTATCGACATCAAGTGCTTGCGTGTGGATATGGAGGTCGGCGTTGGATTGCCTGGTAATCCGTTCAACGTGCCAGCGGAATACCTGAACCTGCCGGGCGGCGCTGGCGACTACGCATCATCGCCGTCAAGCGCTGCGCTCAATATCACTGGCGACATTGACGTTCGGGTTTATGCAAATTCGGCAGATTGGACGCAAGGCGTTATTCGCACGTTGGTTAGCAGGTTTAATGGCGCGCAGATTTCGTTTAGGTTCCAATTGCAATTAAATGCGGCAACGATATATGCAGGAAGCTCAGTTGCAATGCTGTTTTCAAGCACAAGAACAAACAACACGGCATATTGGACACGGTTTACGGTTGAAGTTAGCACCGGCACATTTCGACTTTATCTAAGTACAGATGGCGTCAACTGGACCCTTGAGGATACTAATATTTCAGGACCAACCGCCATTCTTGCAAGCACCGCAGAACTTGCAATTGGCGCAGAGGATGCAGGCGCGTCAAACCCGTTCCCCGGCAAAATCTACAACGTTGAAATCTACGACGGCATTAACGGCACGTTGGTTTCTTCGTTCGACGCAAGCGACGCAATGGCAGGCGCGGCTACCCTGACATCCTCGGCAACCGGCGAGGTCTACACCATGAACGGCACGGCGGCGCTGGTTGGCGGTGCAATTGCCACGCCAGGCGCAAACCCGCAAATCGGCCTTTCCCTGAGCCGCGACAACGGCAAGACGTGGGGCGCGGAAATGCTCAAGCCGATGGGCCAGCAGGGGCAATACGCAACCCGCGTGGAGTGGCGCCGCCTCGGTTCGCCGCGCGTCATCACGCCGAAACTGAGAATCACTGACGCGGTGCCGGTGTGCATCGTGTCTGCCTCGATCAACCCGGACAACTGATGGCACTGCTCAATCAGCCGCCACAAGGCGCAGTCGTGAACCCGGACGGCAGCGCTACGCCGGGATGGGCGCCGTTCTTCTCGTCGGTGTTTGCCTTGCTTACGGCGATGACGCAGAGCGGGACCACGGCGCAGCGGCCAACCACGCTGCTTTGGGTGGGACGGAATTACTACGACACCACGCTGGGCCTGCCCATCTTCTACAAGGGACCGGGATGGATCAAGGCAGACGGAACGGCAGCATGACACCACATCAGCAGATTGCTTGGGATATGTACTTCTCATCCATCGTGGCAATGAGCCTGCATCCGGGCACAACCCGTGATGCGGCAGTGCAACGGACGATTCCCGAATGCGCAGGATTGGCGGACGAAATGATGATCGAGCGGCAGAAGCGGATTGAAAAGGAAGGGGGCTGATATGCCTTGGATTGGTTCAGCAATAAGCGCGGGCGGTTCCATCCTCGGTGGAATCATGGGGAGCGATGCTGCGGGCGACGCGGCCAAGGCGCAGCAAGAAGCCGTCCAGCAGGCGATGCAGATTCAGGCGCGGCAGCAGTCGCAGGCGCGGGCCGATAACTCGCCGTTCCTCTCGACCGGACAGGCGGCGAGCAGGCGCCTTGCCATGCTGCTTGGCCTGAACGGGAACGCAGGCGAGAAGGGCTTGACCTTTGCCGATGCAGCCAAGAAACGCCTTGAGCCGGTATTGCAGGAGTACGCCGGTTGGGATCCTTACGGCAACGACTTTGAGAACGCCCGGACAGCCGCCTATGACGCGGCAAAAGCGGACGTTGAGAACCAGACCGACAGCACCGACCCGATGTATGGGTCTTTGACCCGCAAGTTCACGCAAGCGGACCTGGAAGCCGACCCGGTGTATCAGAACGGGCTGAAGTTCGGGCTTGACCAAGGGACGGGCGCGATCAACGCGCGGGCGATCCAGAACGGCGGCTATGACTCGGGCGCAACCCTTAAAGCCCTGACCCGGTTTGGCAACGATTACGGCAGCACGAAAGCGGGCGAGTCTTACGGGCGGTTCACGAACGACAACAACAACATCTATTCCAAGCTGGCCGGGACGGCAGGCATGGGCCTGAGTGCGGCAGGCGCGAACCAGAACGCCGGGATGAACTTTGCGAACCAGGGAAGCAGCCTCGCGGGCGACATGGGCAACGCGCAAGCGGCGGGCAGGGTCGGGCAGGCCAACGCGATGGCGGGTGCGTTCGGTGGCATTGGGACGGCGATTCAGGGCTACCAGAACAACGACATCTTGCAGAAGTTGCTGAAGAATCGCGGCGGCGGCACTGGCATTGGCGGCACAATCTACGGCGCAGGTGGCAGTTTCAACCCGGACAACTGACATGCCCATCAATCCAAACATCATTCTTGGCGTACAGCAGCCGAAGTTCCAGATGGCCGACCCGCTGGAGTCGGCCAGTCGGGCTTTGCAGATTCAGGGCTTGATGGGCCAGCAGGACTTGCAAGGGTTGCAACTTGATGAGGCTCGCCGTGGTGCTGAATCGAACGAGCGGCTGCGCGCGCTGTTTAGCGGCAATCCCAATGCCACGCCGGAAGATGTCATGCGCATTGATCCCACAAAGGGGTTGAAGATGCGGCAGGATGCGCTTAACAACCGCAAGACGGAAGGCGACATCAACAAAGGCCGCGCCGAGACCATGGGCAAGCTGCTCACCTTCCAGAAGGATGGCGCCTCGGCGGTGATGGCAAACCCAACCGCTGATAGCGCTTTGGCTGCGGTGGATCAATTCGAGCGCATGGCTACCGGCTTTGGCATGCCGGAATTGTCCGCACAAGCAGCGCAGCAACGCGCAGCCATTCAACAGGCGCAAGGCAACCCGGACGCGCTGCGCAGGCTCGCGGCGGGATGGGCGTTGACGGCCGATAAGTTCCTGCCGCAATTCAAGACCGTCAATGATGGCAAGACCACGCGCATGGTGGATGAAAACTATTTGTCCAATCCGAACGCCGGCGCGACGGCAATCCAGATGCAAACCACGCCTGACGCGGACCAGACCGACCGGCGCACGCGCGAGGAAGGCGCGGCCGATCGCAGCGTGACCATGCGCGGGCAGAACATGACCGATTCGCGCTCCCGCGAAGCGAACACGATTAGCCGGGAAGCCAACGCAACCACGTATGACGCTGATCGGGGTGTATTGGTCAATCGGGCGACGGGTGAAGCGCGGCCAGCGATGCAGGGCGGGCAACCAATCGGGCCAAGAGACAAAGACCTTACGGACTCGCAATCCAAAGCGCTGCTGTTTGGAACGCGCATGCAAGAAGCGGAAAAGATATTTGGCGACCTGTCCAAAAAAGGCGTGACTACGGCAATTCCAGGCGCTACCGCAGGCTATGGAGTAGGCGCGGCGATCAATACCGTTGCAAGTCCGAACCAGCAGAGCCTAGTTCAAGCCAAGCGAGATTTCATCAATGCAGTGCTTCGGCGTGAATCGGGCGCGGTTATTTCGCCGTCTGAATTTGACAACGCAGAGAAACAATATTTTCCGCAAGTGGGCGACTCTCCGCAAGTCATTGCGCAGAAGACCGCAAACCGAAAGATTGCGGCGGAAGGCATCATGCAAGAAGTGCCGCAGCGGAGGCGACCAATGCAACAAGGCGCGGTTAACCCTGGCGCCGCCGATCCGCAAATTGAAGCGCTGTTGAAAAAGTACGGGGGCTAAATGGCGACGCTTGACGAACTTTCCCGCGCGCTGATCGCCGCTGACAAGGCGGGCGATGCACAGGCGGCTCGGATCCTTGCCGGGGAAATTCGCAGGGTTCGCGCTCCCATTGCTGACAACCTGAACGCCGAAACGCTGAACCCAACAACGGGCATGAGCTTTTTTGACAAGGCGGCGGCGGGCGTCGGCAAAGCCATCGTTGACACCGGGCGCGGCCTCGGGCAAATGGTTGGGCTTGTCTCGCGGGATGATGTGGCGGAAAGCCGCAAGCGCGATGCTGCGCTGATGGATACCGGCGCAGGCATCGCCGGGAACATCGGCGGCAATGTCGCAATGGCGCTTACGCCCGGCATGGCAGCCAAAGGGCTTTCGATGGTTCCGGCACTGGCACGCGCTGCGCCGGCGCTGAATGCCGCTGGCAACGCGCTGATGGCTCCACGGACCATTGGCGGCGCTGCGGCGCTTGGTGCTGGCATGGGGTTGGTGCAACCCTCGACCAGTACCGGCGAAACGCTTGGCAACATGGCATTGGGCGGCGTGGCGTCGGCAGCGGTGCCTACGGTTATACGAGGGCTGCAAAGCGCCAGGGCGGCGGCGGAACAGTTCTATCAGGCAGGGCAAGACCGTATCCTCGGGCGACTGTTGCAGAAGGTTGCCGGGGGCGATGCGCCAGCGGTAGCAAGTCGCTTGCGGGAATCGTCTGCTCCGTTTGTCGGACCGGCGCTTCCGGGTGAGGCTCGGGCCGTGATGGGCGAGATTGTTCCGGGCAGCGTTCCGACGCTCGGGCAGGCGGCGGGGAATCCCGGGATTGCTTCGCTTGAGCGCGCATTGAATGCGGCAAGCCCGGAGGCGCAGGTAGCAATTGCTAAGCGAATCTTGGAGCAACAAGAGGCGCGCAGAGCAGCGCTGTCAAGGATTGCGCCGACTGCTGGGTCAACGCCGGAAGCGCGGGAAGCATTTGGCGCTGTGTATGACCGGGTTATCCCTTCGCTGGAAAAAGGGGCTACAGCGCGGACACGGGCGGCATTTGAAGGGGTTGATCCTTTCGGAGAGGTCAAGATTGAGTTGCCGATTGACGCCATGAAAGCGGCGCAGGCTAAGTTTTTGGGGGAAGGAACGTTCGGTAACGGCGGGAAAGCTGCGCAGGCGTTGGCGGAAGCGGAGCGCATCGGCACCGACACTATCAAAGCCGTAAGCCCAAAAGCGGCGCAAGGTCACACTTTGTCACAAGCGGTGCGCAAGATGGGTGGCATCAAAGCGGACGGAACCGGCGAGCTCGCAAGCCTGACGAACCGGGGCAGCGGATCAAGTGGACTGGTGCAACGCGGCGGCGTGCCGTCTGATCTGATGGCCGAAGAAATGGCGCGGCGCGGATTTATCAAAAGCGCTGATCCTGATGAGTTGGTGCAGGCGCTTGAAGGTGGATTGCGTGGGCGCGTATCGCTAGGGAATGAGGCTTCGGATGCGGTTTATGAAGCCATGCGGGCGCTATCGCAGGGTGGTGGAGGTGGCCAGATTCCTAAGGCGTTGCCATTCCAGACCATTCAGAATTTTCGCTCGTCTTTGGGTGAGGCGGCGCAGGCGGCAAAACTGGCCGGCAACAAGCAAGAGGCGGCGGCATTGCGCCAGATGCAGACCGAGATTGAAAACAAAATTGCAGCGGTTGCGGATGGTGGCGGCAGCATCGGGGAGGCATTCGGGGCCGATCAAGTATTGCGCTGGCGTGAGGCGCTCAAGTCGCACGCTGACAAGATGCAGCGATTCCATACCGGGCCGCAGGCTGCCGGATTTCGCACCGGGTCAGATGGGTTGCCGCGCGCCACCGGGGCCGAGTTGGCGCCACGCTTTTTCAACTCATCGCCTGGACAAGCGCAAGACATTCAATCATTCATGCGGGTTGCGGGCGATCAATCTGATGTAGTGAAAGCGTTGAAGTCTTATGCGTTGACGGACGCCGAACGGAACTTGACACCTGCGGCATTTCGAGAGTGGAAGCAAGCTCGGGCGTCGGCTTTGAAAGGGCTTTTGACCCCCCAAGAGGCTGCAAAGGTTGAGACGATCGCGGCTGATCTTGCCCGCGCGCAATCTGCGCAGAATCTCGGCAAGGGGGTAGGCTCGGACACGATCCAGAAACTCGCCTACAGCAACATGGTGGACGCGGCGGGCGTTCCTTCTTGGCTGCGCAACATGACCGGCATGCAGGTAATGGGCAACCTTGCAGGGCGTGGTGCGGATGCTGTCTACGGGCGGGCAAACCGGGAAATGGCAAGCCGCTTGGCGGATGCGGCCATCGATCCCGGCACTATTGCGCGCTTGCTGACCATTGCGACCGAAACGCCGCGTGCGCCGTACAGCGACATCCTGACCAAGCTACTGGCGCCCGGCGCGCTCGCGCTGCCCGGCATAGTCAACACGCAGAAGCAATAACCGCTTGATCATGCCTTCTGGAAACCACGCCTTGACCGCAAACCGAATCGGCAGCAGGACGCAGGCCAGCAGGAAGAATGCCGCAAACGGGCGAATCAGGATAGCAAGTACCCAAGTCATCACGAAAGTCTCCAATGCCGACCGTCAATTGTAGTCCTCTGGGTCCCAAACCCCAATTCATGCTGACCACGGGCCTACCCGCGTCCGGGTACAAGCTGTTCTGGTACGTCGCAGGCTCAACCTCGACCAAGCAGAACACCTACACGGACTCGACCGGGACGGTAGCGAACGCCAATCCGCTGGTGATGAACACCCTCGGTGAGCCGGCAACGCAGATTTGGCTGACTGCCGGGCAGGCGTATAGGGCGGTTCTTGCGCCGTCGACGGACACCGACCCGCCGACCTCGCCGGTCTGGACAATCGACAACCTCCGGGGAATCAACGACACCACGATCACCATTGACCAGTGGGTGAGCGGACCCGCGCCTACGTACATCGGAGCGACGCAATTCAGCCTGGTGGGCGACCAGACCAGCACGTTCCAGGTGAATCGCCGGGTGAAGGCGACGGTGACGGCGGGCACCATCTACGGGCGCATTTCCGTGTCTGCTTTTGCTGCGGTCACGACCGTGACGGTGGTATGGGACTCTGGCTCGCTCGATTCCGGGCTGTCTGCCGTGTCGTATGGGCTGCTGTCCTCGGTAAATCCTTCGGTCCCGTACTTCGCCACGGCTTCCGCGCCTATCCTCGTATCCACGGCAAAGCTGATCGGACGCACCACGGCGGGCACCGGAGCGCCTGAGGAGATCACGGCAAGCGATGGCTTGTCGATGGCGTCGCAAGTGCTGACGGTCGATTTCACTTTGTGGCGCAACTACCTGGCCGGATGCGGGCTTTCCACGGCGGGCAGTTCTGCGACCATGAGCATTGCAGCGGGTGTGTGCATGGACAGCACGAACGCCTTCCTGATGAAACTGTCCGCAATTGCCAAGACCACAAGCGCCTGGGCGGTCGGAACGGCGGCGGGCGGGCTGGATACCGGCGCGATTGCCAACACAACGTGGTATCACTTCTACGCAATCCGCAGGCCGGATACGGGCGTCGTGGATGTGACATTCTCGACCAACGCCACCACGCCCACTTTGCCGGCGAACTACACGCAATACCGGCGCATCGGTTCGGGCCTGACGAACGGCTCGGCACAGTGGATCGCGTTTACGCAGGATGGCGACCTGTTCCAATGGTCCGTGCCGGTGTTGGAAACGACCAGCGCGAACCCTGGCACTGCGGCTGTGACGCAGACCCTTGCAAACGTGCCTACCGGCGTGAACGTGCGGGCGCTGCTCAATGCGGTGGTGAACTCGACCTTCCTCGCCTACTTGTCCGACCTTGCGACCACGGATGCGGCTCCTTCGGCTACCGTTGCGCCGCTGTTCAATATTGGCATGAGTGGCACAGGCTCAAACTTTCCGGGCGGGCAACTTACGATCAGGACGAACACCAGTGCGCAAATTCGGACGCGGATCAGTAGCAGCGGGGCGGGCGAGCGGATTTATCTTGCAACTATCGGATGGTTCGACACTCGGGGTAAATGATGGAACTCGTCACCGCTTTGAAAGAGTTCGGCATTACGGGTTTCGACGCCGTGCTGCTGATCGCCATTGCGTACCTTGCGCGGTTCATCCTGACCCGTTACGACGCCGACATCAACGCCAAATCAGCGTTGGCTGAAGCCCTAAACGCGCTGTCCGACAACATCAAGGATCTGCGCAAATGATAAAGGTCTGCCCTGTGGTCAATCGTGTGTGGTGGCAAGTCAAGACGTTCCTGTTTCCGTGGGTGAATCAGTCAAAACGCCCGCCGGATGCGCCCCGCATGAAGGAAGCGGAAGACATGCTGCGGACGGCGATTTTCGACTTGCGCGAGATTTCGAGGAAATGAACGCGCTTGCCACGATTGCCATATTCGCCGCGATTCTCTATCGCATGTGGAGGCTGTATGGACCCGTGGAAAGTGTCGATCCTGCTGGTAGCTGTCCTGATATGCCGCCTGATCGCCAAGGCTTTGGGGTGATACCGTGAATTTGACCTTGCAACGCCAACCGTCCTACAAGACCGCCACGTTCGGAAGCCTGGACATCGATGGCGATTGGTTCTGCCACACTCTAGAAGATGAAATCCGCGAGATTCCCGGCAGACCTGTTGCGGAATGGAAGGTACACGGAAAAACCGCCATCCCCGCAGGACGCTACCGGATCACGCTGGAAGCCTCGCCACGGTTCGGGACCGATACCATCACGGTCAACAACGTCCCCGGCTTTGTAGGCGTTCGAGTACATGGCGGGAACACGGTAGCGGATACGGAAGGTTGCCCGCTGGTGGGGTCTTTGATCGACCGGGAAGCCTGCCGGATCAGCGGGGCGCAGGCATCGGGCGTGCTGGCAGCGTTGAAAGCTAAGATTCGGCAAGGGCTGAACCAAGGCGAAGTGTGGCTTGATGTGGTGAACCCTTGATCCCGTTCGCCCCGCAACTCTTAGCCGCTACCCTATGCCTCGCCGTGGGCTTTGGAGCGGGCTGGAAGGCGCAAGGATGGCGTTGGGAAGCATCCCTCAAGGCGGAAGCCGATAAGCGCGTGGAGGCTGTAAATCAGGCCCGGACGCGCGAACAGGAAATGGCGACCGTGCAGGCGACAATTGCCGAAACGCTGGAAAGGAGCAAGACCGATGCGCTACGCAAAAAGGATGCTGTCATTGCTGATCTTCGTGCCGGTGCTCTCCGGCTGCCCATCTTTGCCAGTGTGCCCGGAGCCGGCGAAACTGCCGCCAGCGCCTGCGAACGTGATGCAGCCGCAACAAGGGCATTTCTTGGACCGTTTCTTGAAGCTACTGCAACCCTCCACGCCGAAGCCGACCTTGTAGCGGAACAGCTTGCAGCGTGTCAGGCTATCTTGCGGGCGGATCGGAAGTAGCGTATTCCGGCAACTCAGGCCGAATCACGATGTCTCGCGCCAATTCGCCCCATTGCGCCTCTGTTGGATTCTCCGGCACAACCCGTACTTTGACCCCGTT